ATAGGTCGCCTCTCATCTTTGAGAGTGTCCGTAAAGATAAATGGAACTCTAGTTCCGGTCGACAAAATGGAAATCAATTTATCGATCCGCCTCCGAATGGTAGGGTCATAGATGTAATTTTCATCATTCCCAAACCAACCAGTCTTACCAGGTGTTCCAGGCTTACGCTCAAGAACCCAAGGATATCCTGGGGAGGTTTTTCGCGTCAAAGAAGACACGAAAACTGAGTCATCACTACCCGAAATAGACTCTTCATAAGTTAGGATACGTGCAAGAGCTGGATTTCGCCCTCTCAATAAGAGAGAACGAAGATCCTCATCTGCGCGCCGCCGCTCATCAGAATCAATATATGGTGTATTAAGACCACATTTCTTCAGATTGTGTGACAAAATATCGACTTCCGCGTGTCGTAAAACCGCGGGTTTTGTCGTTGGGGTGCTAACCTTACCATGTATGGCAGATGGCTTTAAATCTGTTTTAGATGGACAAAACACTTGTTTAGTGGATCGACCCAAATAGAAGAAAGTCTTTGCCGGAAGACAAAACTTTTCTCTCAGATCCTCCTCACTGTAAGACTTATTCAGATCTAAACAATGAGACTCATGAGATATTTGCAGGTTAGCAAGTACATCTGTTTCATTTGCATAACACTGGGAAAATCTAGACAAAGTCCGGATTAAATCCTCTTGTGAAACACTTTGAGCAAATGCATTTTGGCCGTCACGAGTTGCAGCCACATGAATTCCCATGATTTTACGGGCAGTTCCCTTATCTTGAACGATTACAGGACTACCACAATCTCCCCCATATGTATTCAAGTTGTACTTGATACCATCACGAATTGTTATTTCGCCATGGGGGGTAAGCAATTTGACAAATTCCGAAACTGCCCCCGTATTTCCGAGAAGAACAAGACTAAGCATTTGCTTCATGTCTCTCAGAACGGGAAGGCAAACCTGATTTTTCGCGAACGAAATCTCGGGCATTTTCTGGAAGTGTTTGACTAAATCGCTATGGGAATTAAGGTATCGAGGAAACTGAACCAACATTGCATCCTTATCTCGTCCCTGAGAATCTGTTACGCCAATAAAACGCAAAACAGAAACAGGAACTTCAAAAGAGGCGCCAAAGATATTGGTGATCTCCAAGATATCATCTGAACCAAGTTCCAAATTTAAGTGTCTCGGAACTAACATAACAGTATCTCTAACAAAAAGCCCATTGAGGAGCTTAGTACCAGTAGATACGTTACGTAGTTTATACAGATTAGAGCATATTCGCGTACAGATTAAATCTTGTGCAGCGCTATCCGCCCACATCTGCATATCACCAGAAAGAATAGCATCTAACGCGCTTTCGCTTGTAGTGCACTCAACAGTGACTGAAGACATTTGGCTCGATTCAACGACTAGTGTGGGTTTCTTAGTAGTGACATTGTCACCAGATGAAGTTGCCTCAACACAGATCGTTTTCTTTTGGGCAGTGATGCAATCTCCAGATGAAGATGCCTCAACTACCAGGGTGGGTTTTCTCAGTGTAACATTGTCTCCTGAAGAACCAGCCTCGACTTTTAAAGTAGGTTTCTTGACCGTAACACAGTCATTAGAAGAACCTGCTTCCACACGAAGAGTTGGTATCTTTTTGGTAACGCAATCACCTGAAGAACTTGCCTCTAGGATATTATGTCTATTCTTGAAGAAAACTCTACCAGAAGAGGTGCTGGAACTAAAATACTTCCAGACACCAATCCCGGCCAAGATCACTCCAAAGACAAGGAAAAATCCTTTATATTTTTGCCAATAGGTGAACCGAGTTAGGTAATATTCCCGAAGGAATGAAACAACTTCAGTTGCACTTTCTCTCAAAATAGTTGCTTTATCGCAAATATACTCCTGCGCATCATGGAATTTCTCCACAATGCAATCAGTTGAAATCTGCAATAAGCCTCTGAGTTCAGCAAATCTCCCATTATCCATCCTATCTACTAGATGATCGTTAAGTTCACGCGAGCGAGCTATCTTATTTTTAATAGAGACAGCACACATACGCACAAACTCATCGTATTCAACTTCGACAGGTTGGCCATCATGAGAAAGAGGCGTCATGCTTTCAGCATTATAAATGCGGATTAAATAGGCATTAGTATCACAAGGATTTTCACATTTAGTGACATCCAAACGATCTACTTCATGCCCAGCTGAAGCAGAATAACCTTTCTTAGTAAAGTCGGGTTTATTCAAAACTTCTCCACAAATATCCACCCTCCGCCGATAAGCATCTGGGAAAGTCAAAGAACTAACACGCTGAGAAAGCGTATTGCTCGTAGCCACTACTACTTTAGAAACGAATTTAGTGCGTTTCTTCTCCTCCAATGAAGCCATGTGAAGAGGATAAGGTGCAATATTACAGCATCGAATCAACTCCATAAAT